TGTTCAAGCTGGAATTCGAGACTGACAATCCGGCGTTCGAGGCACAAGGTGCTTATGAAATCGGGACGGTTTTGACCAATGTAAGGGCAGCAATCGTGCGTAGAATCTATGGGGCCGACGGCAATCTTATTGCTGGGAGTGGCACGATCCGCGACAGTAACGGCCGCACAATCGGCGCGCGGGAGTATCGGCCATGAGCTACCGAGTCGTTTACGGCGAGACAATGCCAGCATGGGAACGAATCTTTCCGACGATGCGTGAGGCCCGATCCTTTGCCAAAAAACATAAGAGTTTCGGCGACATCATTTTTAGCGTCAGGAAAGTTGATCCCTATGAAATCTGGCCGCACTCAATAATGGGCGCAATTGAGGCGGAAGAATCGTGAGTTACGTCGCCCACCTCTCGCCCTACACGCTGGCGCTGTCCGATAGCGGCATCTGGATCGTCGCGGCGACGCATGGCGGCCGCTGGGCGCCCTTGATGCAAACGCGCGACCGTGGTGCCGCGCTGGCCGAGTACAAGCGCCTGCGGGACGCGTGGTGCGCCGAGCAGCCCGAGCCGCAACCGTATACCGCAAGGGGGATGACATGATCGCCCGCTTCTTTCTGCCGTTCCTCGCACTGTTCGGCCTGTTTGCCGTGTTCTGGGCATTCTTGGTGGTGACGCCATGGCCACCGCGCCCGATCCCAAGCTCGCCGAGGCGGCGCAAGGCGTTACGGCGGTATTCCCGAATCAGGTTGGCGCGGACGCCGCGAAGGTGATCCGCGCCCTCGCCCCATCCCAACTATCCGCCAAGACTGGCGACTAAAACGGCGTCTCGAACTCCGGCTCGGGCCAGTTCCGCGCTGGCGCAGCTTCCGCCTCCTCGAACACGCCACCACGCCACTTAAGCTCAACCTTGCCGCCCGAGGCGGCGTAGTTGTTCTTGCGCACCCGCAGCACCCGTTCGTTCGGCTTGTCGTCCGCGTTCTTGGCCGGCATGGTCAGGTACATCATAGACCGCACCTCGTTCCGCCAAGCGCGGTTGCCCGCGATGCCGGAGCCCGAGGCGACGCCCTCGTTCGAGGGGTGAAGGGTGAAGATCACCGCGCCCTGTATCTGGATCGCCAGCCGGCGCAGCATCATGCAATAGGCCGACACTTGCTGGTCGTTGATCTCGTTGCCGCCGAAGGTCTTGCGCGCCGTGTCGAGCACCACGATCTGCGCGCCGAAATCCTTCACCTCGGCGACCAGGTTGTGCCATAGCGCCGTGGGCTGCATCCGCCCATCGAAGCGGTTGCCAAAGGAGCAAAGATAGCTGCCCTGATCGACTCGGCTGGTCAGCATCATGTCGTCGCCCAAATCCGCCATCTCGCAGCCATAGTGCCGGTTGATGTCGGCCTGCCGGATTTGCAGCTCGCCGATCGCATCCTCGCAGAACATGCCGAACACGCGGACCTGGCGGGTGGGGAAGCCGAGCCACGGCTTGCCGCGCGCGATGGCGGTCATGAGCTGCTGCACCAGCAGGGACTTACCGTGCCCGCCGTCGCCCGAGAGCATGGTGACAGTGCCGGTGGCGATGAGCTCGTCCACCATCCACTGTCGGCGCGGAACGGGCTGGCCATGCCACAGCGCCGGGGTGAAGGCCCGCAGCTCGCTGGCGGTGTCCGGCGTGACGGAGCGGAGCGCGGCGCGCCCGGCACCAGGTGGGATGATGGTCATGGCCGTGTGTCCATGCCCAGCGTGACGTATCCCGCGTTCCTCTTCATGGCCTCCCAGAAGCGTAGCCGGCAGTCCGGGCAGCGGTAGCGCGCGCCTCCCTTGGGAGTGTTAACGACGAAGTTGCTTGGCTCGCCAATTACGAAGGTGATTAAACACTTACGACACTTCCAACGATCAGGCGGCGGCTCCTCCGACATCTTCGCTTCCTCCCTCGATCACGATTTTCGGAATCCGCATCGGGCGCTCCAAGAGCCGCCGCAGTTCCATCGCGTGCTCCATGTCCGCCGCCGCGATGATGTGAATGTTGAGCAAGAGCTGTTGCCGCTCGGCCGGGTTATGACTCAAGGGGCAGATGCCGACGCCACCCGAGCGCAGCCACGATAGCGGCGTGTCATGCACGCGCACCGGCTCGGGGTCGAGAAACTGCGGCGGATAGGCGCCAAGCCATGTCGCGTTGCCGATTCGGAAGTACCAGTCGGGCGATTCGGGGCGCCAGGCGAGAATGTCCAGCGGATAACCCTCAAATGGCGCGCGTTCCCATTCCGGCGTTTCGGCCTCAAAGATGAATAGACATGGCGTAACGAACAGCCTGGAATGCCCTTCCGTCGCCCACAGGGCCTCGCCAGACGACAAGTCGGCCATGACCACCCCGATCATGCCCCGCTCGATCATCGCTTCCGGGACGCTGTAATGGGCCAGGATCGCGCGGTCGGATGGGGACAGCGCCTTGCGCGCTTCCGCCATCTCGCCGGCTAGATCGAAGTGATGGCTCACAGGGAGGCGTCGGGCCAGATGTTCGCCTTGATCTTGGCCTCGCGTGCGGAGTCTTTGCGGACTACCGTTCCCGCCTCGGTCGGTCGCCCTTGCGCGGCAAGCCGATCCTCGACCCGCGCGCGTCGCAACTCGTCCGTTATTCGGAGCCGGAAGCGTTGCTGCTCGTCCTCCGGTAACTCATGGAATTGCTTGATGATTGAGCGGGCACGCGGTCCATCGTCGCCGTAGGGCGCAATGGGCTGTTGCTCTAATTGAGCGTAAGGGATTTTGCCGCTGGGGTTTGCCAAGACCATGCCGCCCGTCCTCCACGAGTCTCCCGAGAAAAGACGAGGGCGGCGCCAACAGGGAGGATTGTCGGAGCTAGGCCGCTAAACCTTGCCGCCCTCATCATCACAATGTCACGATCAAGCGCGGCAAACAAGCGCTACTGTGTGGGGATGGTAGTTTCCATCGGCTCGACCGTCACCATGCACCCCTCGACGTCGCCCCAATAGAGATGAATCTCATCGGCAAAGCTGTCGTCCACGATCACGCCCATGTGAACCAGGGCATCGGACACGGCCTTGTAAAAATTGTCGAGATCGCCCCGCGAGCGCTGCACCACCAGCTCGGCGCGGTACGGACCCGCGATTGGGGTCCGTACCTGCCCGACGCGCTGTACCATGATCATCTTGTACGCCTCGGCCCGCCAAGCCTTATAGGCCGGCGTCGGGATGCGCAGGCGGCCCTTGGTCAAAAACAGGTTATTGACGCTCGGCGGGCGCGGCAGGCGGAATGTGCTCACTCCGCCTCGGCGGTTTCCTGCTCGACTTCGAAACCATCGTCGGCGGGCGGCATGTCGTACCAATCGAGGCACTGGCGGATCGTCACCTCGCCGCCCGTGACCTCCTCGATGCGTTTCAGGGTTTTGATGTTTGGCAGCCTAGGCTTGTCGCCGTCATGCTGCTGCCGGACCAGCGGGTCGAGCATCAGGTAGAGCGTGCGGTAGTCGAATTTGTGCAGCCGCGCAAAGGAGTAGACCCGCAGGCGCTTGCCGCTCGGCAGGGCCTGGCGTTCGATCCAAGCCAGTAGAGGATGTTTGGGACGCATGCCGAACCATACCGATTAATTTTCCATCCTACAACAATAATTGTTGACAGGGAGGGGGAGGCTATGGTAATTTCCATCATATCACAGGAGCGGCCATGCTGGATCAATGGTGGAGGGCGCAAATGGTGGGTGAGATCGTGCTGGTGACGCCCGGCGGCAAGACCTTCACGGCATTCGGCGAGCCGTTCAGCGCGGGCGAGGTGGTCGGCGGTTTCATCGTCGATCATGTCGAGGGCCGCACATGCTGGCTGCGCCTGCCGCAAACCAAGTTCGAGGAGGACGCCCATGCAGCTTGGCTTAACCGCAGCCGCTCTTGAGGAGCGACGCAAGGGGATCGGGGGCAGCGATGTGCCCAAGATCGTCGCGGGGGAATGGCATGCGCTGTGGTTGGACAAGACCAAGCGCAGCGAGCCGGAGGACCTGTCCCGCGTCCTACCGGTCCAGCTTGGCAGCGCGACCGAGGCGTTCAACCTCTATTGGTTCGAGCTGATGGGCCACGGCAGCGTGTCGTGCCAGGGCGTACCTCGCATCCACGAGCAGCACAAGTTCCTGCGCTGCACGCTGGACGGCCTAGCGGATTTCCCCGGTGCCAAGGCACGCGTGATTCAGTGCAAGCACGTCAGCGGTCGGCAGCCCTTCGAGGAGGTGATTGCGCGGTATGCGCCGCAGGTCTGCCACGAAATGATCGTGTGCGGCCTCTCGCGCGGCGTCCTCTCGGTGCTGATTGGAACCGACCGGTTCGAGGTCGCGGAACTGGAGCTGGACCCGTTCTACGCCTCGGATTATGTCGAGCGCTGCGCCGAGTTCTGGGGCTACGTCGAGCGCGACGAGCCGCCGCCGCAGGGCGCGCCGCTGCCTGTCCCGCCGCCGGTGGAGAAGTTCCGCACGGTCTCGATGGAGGGCAACAACGCCTTCGCCGATGCGGCGGCGCGGTGGCTCGCCAACAAGGGGCCTGCCGCTGCGTTCGACCTCGCGGTGAGGGACATTAAGGCACTGGTCGAGCCGGACGTGGGGATGGCGACAGGGTATGGGCTGGCGGTGAAGCGCGACAAACGCGGCCTGAGCATCAAGGGGCTGGGATGACGACCGGCATTATGTTGGGGGCGCTAATCGGCGTCTTTTCCGTCATAGCTCTGGATATTGGCGCCATCGTCAGATGTCTGCGTCGCATTGCGGAAGCGTTGGAGAGAAAGAATGGCTGAGGTCAAAACCAAAACGGGCGAGACGATTGACATGACCACGGGCGAGATTCTGCCGGGGCATGCGCTGGCGACGTTCAATCCGACCGCCGAGCAGGTCAAGCTGATCAAGGAAACGATCTGCCGTGGCGCCTCGCAGCAGGAACTGGAACTATTCCTCTACCAGTGCAAGCGCACCGGCCTCGACCCGCTGGCCCGCCAAGCTTACGCGGTGAAACGGTGGGACTCGGCGCTGGGTCGCGAGGCTATGACGATCCAGACCGGCATCGACGGCTTCCGTCTCATTGCCGAGCGGTCGGGCAAGTATGCAGGGCAGGTTGGCCCGGACTGGTGTGGCGATGATGGCATGTGGGGCGATGTGTGGTTGGCGAAGGAGCCGCCGGCCGCCGCGCGCGTTGGCGTGCTGCGGGTTGATTTCCGTGAGCCGCTCTATGCCGTTGCCCGGTTCTCGACCTACGCGCAGAAGAAGAAGGACGGCGGCCTGACCTCGTTTTGGTCCAAGATGCCGGACCTGATGATCTCGAAGGTGGCGGAGGCGCTGGCGCTGCGGCGGGCATTCCCGCAGGAACTGTCTGGCCTCTACACCAGCGACGAGATGGACCAAGCCAGTAATGGTGCGGAGGACGCGTCGGCGGCCGCGCGCAATGTGGCGCCCCTCCCTTCGGCAGCGCCCACAGCTCCAGTATCGCCTCCGGCTGGCGCCGCGCCGACTTCTACTTCCGCTGGCGATAAGCACCCACGCTATGCCGAGGCGGCGAAGGCATACGAGACGATCAAAGGCATGCTCGCCATGGCGCCGACGCTGGCCGCGCTCAGCAATACCATCGCGGACCATGGTGAGGAGTTGGCGCTGATCAAGGACGTGAAGGCGGACAGATATGACAAGCTGATGGAGATGGCGACGAAGCGCGAGGCCATGCTGCAAGAGGAAGCGCCCGAGTTCGAGCGGGAGATCGTGCCGTGACTTGGGAGCGTGTCATGCTCATCGGCTGCGTCATCTGCATCATCGCGGCGATGATCAGAATTGCGACCTATCGCAAGGAAATCGACGACCTGAAGTGGCAGAACAATTTCCTGCGGAACGACCGTGGCCGCGATCGATGATTTCCTGGCCGAATACGGAGCGGCGCTCCACGAGCAAGCCAAGCTCGTCGTCGAGGCCGAGCATCAGGAGCATATGCGCAAGGTCGTGCTGGCCGAGGTCGCGGTCGAGATCGGCGGTGCCGTTGCGTCGGCTGAGAACCGCGCTAGGGCCAGCGAGCGCTACCAGCAGCAGCTTGAGGTGATGCGCGCCGCACGCGCCGCTGCCGAGACAGCGCGGGCTAAGGTTACGCACCTTGCGGCGCGGCTTGAAGTGTGGCGCACGAAGTCAGCCGATCAGCGCGAGAAGCTGAAACATCAAGGAGGATACTGATGCGCGAAATTCACGGCATTGCTGACGCAAAGAGAGTGATGATGGTTGGTCAGACAGACGATACCGCTGTGACAGTCAGCGACGGAGCCAACGTCATTTTTCTGTCCATTCCGGCGGAGAAGACGGTCGGCTTAACACCGGAACAGGCCAGATTTATTGCGAAGCAATTGATCGAGGCGGCGTGTCGGAAAGACCCGAAAAATGTCAGATGAGAAGCCGATCACTGGCTATGCCCGCGTGACGACGGCGCGCGGGCTCGTGGTGGACGTGCAGCTTATCTCCCCCTTCCTCATGTGGTGGAAGGAGATGCGCGCGGACGGTGGCATTATCCTGGTGCAAGGCGCGGTGCCGTTTCACGCCATCGACACGATCCAGTTTTCGCAGACGCCGTTTCCGCCGATTCAGCAATCTATCGGCGGCATGGCCCCACAGGGTAGCGCATGATGACCGAGGAAGAAGCGAAAACCAAATGGTGCCCGGATGTGCGCTTGCGCAGCGCCGGCGAATTTCCCGCATACAATCGCGTCCAGGATTTGGGCGCACCCTTTCCGCATGCTCTATTCCCGAATGCCGCATCCTGCATCGGCTCGGCCTGCATGGCATGGCGTGCAACCGACAATGCCAAGCAAAAATCGCTGCCAGATGGTGCATCGCCGCCGGTTTTCGTGGCTGCTGGCTATTGCGGCCGCGCAGGTAAGCCATGATTCTCACTGACCTCATCGGCAAGGACCTGCCGCCCGATCCGTGCGGCACTCAAGGCACGCTCACGGTTTGGTCAGAGCGGGCCAATATGCTCTTTGCCCTCGGCTGCGAGGCGCAAGCATTCACCCTCCTCGCCAGCTTCGCGTCGCCCCTCATGTCGCTGATCGAGACCAAGGAGGGCGGCGCGGCGCTCTCGATCCATGGCGGCAAACATGCCGGTAAGAGCGTGGCGCTGGCGGCCGCGGCGAGCGTGTGGGGTGGTGGACCTATCCAACCGCCACCGTTGTCTCTGGGTCCTGTCATCCTCAACCGCCTTGCTAACCGCGATCCGGTCGGCATCAAGGCTCTGATCGAGGCGTCGGTGACAGCGCCCGACCGACCCATCCTGATTTCCGCCAGCGGCGCGCGGCTTCCGCTCGATCCAGGCGAGTTGTTCGGCATCGATGTCGAGGTCAAGGTGCCCAAGGCGCTGATCGCGCCCAAGGATGGCGACCGCATCGAAGGGCACCTGCTGGCGAACCGGGGCCATGCGGGCAACACCTACCTGCGCTACATAACGCGGCCAGAGAATGCAGCCTGGATCAAACGCCGCCTCGCCGGCGCCATAGCGGGTATCCGGGACGATCTGACGGCCGCTCATGCGAAAGACGACACGATAACCATGGGCGAGCTTTTCCAGATTGAGCGCTGGCGCTACGGTATCCGCCTGATCGCGGCCTGCTGGGTGGCGGGCATCGTGGCCGTGGAGCTTGGGCTGATCGAGGCTGACCCGGAGCGCATCGCACGCTGGGCTATCAAGGAGGGGCTGGAATGAGACCGACAAACACCATAAGACACCACGCCATTCTCAAGATGTACCAGGACGGGGTTGGCGTTAAAGAAATAGGGCGCGTCGCGAATGCCTCAAATGACATGTCCAAAACGTATTCGGTCTTGGTGCCATAGACCAATGACACATGCTCACCTAGAGCACGCGCGACACCATCAAACGCCGCGCGCAAGGAAGCATTACCGACATAAAATCCCCGGAAATCGTTGGTGGTAAAGACATGCGTGTTCGCGCCCACAACCTTGTAGACAAGCGATACCTTGGAAGGAGGATTCTGTCGGACTTTTTCCTTCGCCATGTCCTTCTCCACTGACTTTCGAACTCCTATTGGTTTGGAACGTTCCATAGCCAATCCCCCCGAATTTCCCGTTGGGGGTCGCCCAACAGTTTATTAGTTTAGCGCCTTGAATAAGGCAAAAGAAGGCGCGTAAATACGGCATACCGCGTCGGCAGGTATGGGCTAAGTCTACGCGCCCCCTCCCATCGCCGCGAGAATCTCCCCCATCCGATCCTTCCCGCCGCCCTTGAGCATGGCCGGGTTCACTCGACCGTAGAGCGACAAGAACTGCTGCGCGGTCTGCTGCTGCAACACGATGAGGCGCAGATAGTCCTTGGTCGTGAGCGGATCGAACTTGAGGGCGAGGAACTCCAGCGTGCGCTCGGCCGCCAATTGCGCGCCTCGCCGGAACTGCTCCGGCGAGAGGTCTAGTAGGTCAAGTCCGTCGCGTAACCGTGTCTCTGAATCTCCGGCAACTGGCGGCTCAGGCGCTGACCGATATCGATCCGCCAACTCGGGTTCGCCGGCATCTCGATCCGGTCCAATGCTGCGTAGGCCGCGCGTCGGGCGCCCCTGACGGAATCGCCCAAACCCGTTGCCACCAGGACGTAATCCCCCGCCGTTACCAGGCACGGCGCCGTCACCACCTTGCCCCCCGCGTTCTGCGGCGCTTCCCCCATCATCACCTCCAGCGGCGCCACCCGCTCCAGCAAGGAGGGCGTCAAGCCGTAGATCGGTATCCCCGTCACGTCCTTCTGGAGGGCGTGGCTGTACGGGTAGGGCGGCAGGGTCGCCACCGCTCCGCAGGCGATCTTGTTCAGCAGCAAGTCTTGCGGCCTCGCGTCGCGCCCTTCTGAGAGGCATGCCAGCCATTCGACCATATCTCCTTGGTGCAGCACCCGCTGGATCGAGAGGGTTGGATACCCGAACCGCATAGTGAATTCCAGGGGCCACGGCTGGCCCTTGTCGTCGATGATGCAGTTGACATCGACATAGCCGCAATAGCCGGTCTTTTCCAGCGCGGCCGCAAGCGGCTTCAATACCTTATCGGCCAGCTTGGACTTCTTGACGTAGCGCAGCACGGTGCCCTGCTCGCCGGTCGCTACGCCGAGATCGCCCGCAAACATCTTCTTGAACTCGAAGTTTTCCGCCCAGCCGGCGCTGAACCCGCCAGGGCCGAACCAACCGCCGACCGCCATCTCGCAGCCCGCAACCTTCTCCTGCAAGATGAACGAGCCCTTGTGTCGCTGGTTTTTCTTCCACCGCTCCAGCATGAGCACGAGATCGGCCGGCGACTTCGCGACATAGGACAGCGACTTGTCCGGCTCGTCGCCGCACGGTTTCGAGACGAAGGCCCGATCCTCGCGCTTCACATAGGCGATGGCCGAATCGTAGTCGTTGAACTCGCGGTAGGCCGGGATGGCGATGTCGTGCTTCTGAAAGACCTTCATGCCGAGGGTGCGATTCAACTCCCAATCCGCCGAGTCGCGGGTGGCGCCGACGATGCGGGACTTGGGGTTATCGCGCCGCCACGCATCCGTCTCGCGCAGGAAGTTGGTATTGCTGGTCAGGACGATAAGATCGGCCCAGCGCGTCCAGTCCCGCCAATCTGCCACGCGCTTAACCATCCCCTCGCCGATGCGCTTGTTGCGCTCGGTCGGTCGGACGTACCACCGCACCTCCTGGCCCGATTGCTGCGCGCGCCAGACGAAATCGACCTCGGGGCGGTCGTCGTCAATGACCAAGACCCTCACTGGCGCGCATCCATTTTGTGTTTCAGTTTGACCTTGCGCGAGATCACTTTGCGATCATAGCCGGCGGCGCGCTCCGGCTCGCGGATCGCGTAGGGTGCCTGCCGGATGCCGAAAAACTGCTCTGGCCCGCTGACCTTGCTGTTCTGCATGCCGGTCTGCGGCTTGACCGAGATGGGCGAGAATTGGTCCATCAGGTAGCGGCCATAGTCCTTGATGCCCTGCACCGGCTGGCCCTGGCGCGTATCCGTGATCGCGGCGCCGTTCCATTGCTGATTGTTCATCATGTTGTAGACCGTTGACCACAGAGGGTGAATCTTGTTGATCGCGGTCTGCTCCGGCTGCTTCGCCCACTCGACCGCATCCTTCAAATACCCCGGCATCGAGACGCGCTCGGGTCCGCCCTGTGCATCCTTGCCGCCGGTCTGCGGAAAGAAATAATCTTTGAACTCCTGCGGGCCTTTGCCCGTCTTGATATACTGATAGAGTGCCCCCATCATCGCCGTCATGATTGGCATCGCCACCACGTAGGCCGCGCGGTCGGTCAACTGCTTGCTGCCGCCAGGACTTTCCGCCCGGCCCTTGATAGGGGTCTTAGCAAGATCGGCGGCGCCCCCACCAAGTTCGCGCAGCGTGCCGAGATTCCAGCCGAGGGATCGCACCGCGACATGCCCAATGTCCTTCATGGTGCGGTTCCAGAACATATTGTCGTAAGCCAATTGGCCGAGGCGGTTATCGACCGAATCCCAGATGCGGCCCGCGACCTGGCGCAATTGCTTTTGGCTCATCGCCGGATTGACGCGCAGCTCGTCGCTCATCAGATCGTAGAACACTCCGAGCTTCATCTTCGGAACGAAATCCTCCATCAGCGGCGCCATGATCGTGTCCATGACGCGCGGTACCAACTCGGCAGCGGCGCGCACTTGGCCCGGCGCGATCTGCATGCCGCCGACCTTGATGGGCGCGGCGTTGCGGAACATCTCGCTCAAATCTTGCCCGAGGGTCTGGCGACCGCTCGATTTCATCAGCGAGCCACGAAACGCCTGCCAGAACGATCCTGCCGGCGAGCCGCGATAGAAGCTGTCCATTTTCGCCCGTCCGCCGCCCGCAACCAACGCGTTGACGATCTTCTCCATCTCGGGGCCATAGGTGCCGCGCCCGAGATACTGGTTCAGCACCTTGCGACCTGTCAGGTAATTCTCGACCGGCGCCGAGGATTGGCGCCCGAGGAGATTACCCAGGCCGCGCACGATTTCCCCCGGCTCGCCGCGACTGATCTGCTTGACGCCCTTGGCGACGCGTGAGGTGGCGGCATCCGCCATGACAAACAGGGCGTGGAAGCCGGAAAGGCCAAGCTGGGCCGAGTTCATCATATTGCCAGCCGAGCGAATCGTGTCGTAAATCGGTTGGCCGGAAAGACCGGACGATAGGGCGCGGTTGACAATGGTGGCCGCCGGCTCAGGCGCGTAGTAGTGGGCGTTACCGCCCCGCGCGATCTTGTCGTCGAGCGGTATCCAGCCCGGCGGCGGCCGTTCGTTGTGCGGCACCTGCACGGCCAGTCCCTCGTCCTTCATTTCGTCGAACACATCGCGGGCGGTGATGAAGCGGTCCATCTGGTGAAGCTGCATCAGCGACATCTCGATAGGGTTGTCCGTCACCGGCTTGAGGCCGTGCGCGATGCCCTCGGCGACCGTCGAGAAGGTGCGCTCCTTGGTGAATTTTTTGCCGCCCTCCAGCGACCGTCCACCATAGTATTTGGCAAACTCATTGGCGGCGGCGCGCGGGTCTTGCCAGAGATGCGGCAGGTAGTCCTGCACATAGGCCGGGGCGATCCCCATCTCGTCCATCTTGTGCCAGCGGTCATCAAACAGCTTGCGAATTTCGCCAGCCAGCGAGCCGAGCTTGGTGCCCTCGAACGGTCCCATCTTGCCGGTCTCGATGGCGTCCATGTAGGCCAGCCGGGCCGGCTGGGATAGCTTACCAACCTCGGCGCCGAAGCCGCGCAGGTTCTCCGCAGCCTGCTGAAAGTTCTGCTCGCGCTTCGCCAGCCCCTCGCGCATCATGCCAGCGGTGGCTTCTCCCGCCTCGCCGCGCTTGCCGGGTGAGAAGATATGCCGGAAATCGTCCGCGACACCTGACGGCGGGATCGTGGTATCGGCTTGGCGTCGGACTTCCTCAATCTGCTCAGGCTTCATTTCGGCTGCCATGGCGCGCGACGGCACGTCCTGCGGGGCGGCGACCTTGGAGGGCGCAGAGACGACAGGCTTGGCAGGCGGCGCCTCCGGGGCCGCAGGAGGGGCGCCAGAGGGCGTCTCGGGCTTGGGGAGTACTGGCGTAGCCTCTGGCGCGGAAGGGCCTCCTGGCGGCTTCCTGGGGCCTCCCAGGGCATCCATGGCTTTGCCGGGCGCCTGTGTGCCCATGGCTAAGTTGAGGGCCTTGTCCAGCGAGGCGCGATATTCCGGGCTTTTCGGATCGAGATGGCGCGCGGCCCAGGTCCGCACCCCGGCCATGGTATTCAGTTCCTTGGGATCGGCGCCGAACTCCTTGGCCGTCTGCTCGCGGTCCTCTTTGCCGAGGCCCTTGTACCAGTCCCACATCTCGCTTGCCGTGCGAGAGACGAGGCCGGGCTTTTGCGGTGCTGTTGATGCGAATTTCTGCCATGGCCCGACAGATGGCATAGTCGTTGGCGTGACGGTATTAGGAGAAAACTTCTCCCACGGCTTCGGCGCCGTGTCCTGCTGCTGGTAATTTGTCCACGGTCCATCGGGCATTCATCACTGGACCTTTTCCCAGGAAGCTTGATTACCCGGATCACCGCCCTTGAAGCGATAGCCGTCCACCACGTCGCCCGGCTTGGGCTGACCGGAGGTAACGCCCGGCTGCTCCGGCAGCGCGTCCCGCGCCGCTCCACCGCCCTCGTCCCCATAGCCGGTGTCCGGCTTGAACGACTGCGCTGCCTGCGCGGCCGGCGGCAGGAACGGGTTCTTGGTGCGCGTCGCCGTCATGCGCGACACGATGGCGTCGCGCTGCACGCGCAATTTGCCGATTTCAGGATCGTCAGGCGCGTTCTGTTGCAAGCTGTTGAGCTGCGAGACGATGGCGGATAGCTGTCGAGCATCCAGATTGTACTGACCGAGCGCCTCCTTCTGAGTCTGACTCTTGGCCTGGCGGTCGGCCTGCGACCACAGCCGCTTGTCCTCGCGCAGGTTCTTGCCCGCCTCCCCGGCATCGAAGCGGCGGGTGCGTCCCGCCTCGACATTGGAGGCGGTATCGGCCCGCTTATCGGCGATGGTGATGTTGGTGGCGTTCCGGCTCCCGGCGACCGAGAGAGCGATGTCGCCCTTGAGCTTGGCAATATCCTCGGCCGATTTGATCCGCGCGTCACCCAGCGCCTGCTGGACGCCCAGCCGATCCGACTGCGCGGCCATTTTCATCTCGCCCAGCGTCTGCTGCATCAAGAGCCGGTCCTGCGGCGCCATCAAGGGCTGAGCCTGCGCCAGGGCGGCAAACAGCGTGCGATTGTCGATCCCCGGATTGCGCTGCCGGATGCGGTCGGCAAGCTGGTCGATGGTCATGAACCCGCCTTGGGGTGCGCCGCCCGGGGCCATGCCGCCGCCGTTCACCCCAGGAGCAGACATGGCTTGTCCGGGCGGCGCACCTGGTTGCCCCATGGGCGCGCTGCCACGAGGAGGCGGCGCTGGAGGCATTCCTTGTTGCGGCGGAGGAGGGGCTGGCTGGCTTGCCTGACCCGGCGGAGGCGGCAGCGGGCCTTGCTGCGGCATGCCCTGCGGCGGTCCAGGTTGCCCGCCAAAGGCCGAGCCGGCAGCACCCTGCGCCTGCAACTGCTGCTCGATTTGCGCGAGTTCCTGCTTGGCCCTCTGGACCTGCAACCATTTCAACTGGCTGTCCGGAAGCGCGCCCGCGAAGCCGCTGCCGATCTGGCCGAGAGAGGCGAGACCGCCAGCCATTAGACTGCGGGCCGATAGATCGCCGCGATATGGCGGCTGAGCGGCAGGGGAATCTTGGCGATCAGCGCGCTCCACTGCCGTCGCTCTTTGCTATGAGAACTAAACCGCCGCGCCGAGTTTTCGTAGTTGTCATAAAACCACGAAGGATCGCCTTCCTGTTTCCGGTGATGCCCAGACGCCATCAATGCCGGAACGTCGCCCCACAAATGATAGCTTCCGAAATTCCAGCGCGAGCGGCCCACCCAAGGGATGGCGCCGCGCACATTTTCGATGATCATCGGAATGTGATGGCCGGCCGCCTCGCATGCCTCCCGCTGGATGCGAAAGCACGCATTGAACAGCCGATTGAGGCGCTCCAACTCCGCGCCGCTCGCGTCGGCGCGGATTGCGGCCGCTTTCGCCTTCGCGCGCTTCCACGGCATCGCCATGTAGGAATATTCTTGGCATGGCGGCGACGCGACGATCAGCGCCGCGTTCTTGAATTGCGAGCCGTGCAGCGTGAGAACATCTTGGACGACGAGCATGGCCGGATAGCGATGTTTGCCGTAGACATGGTTCTCGATGTCAAAACCCACGACATCGTAACCCTGGGCAAGCAGGCCATCGGTCCAACCACCTAGGCCGCAGCACAGATCAATCGCGAGAGGTCGCACCATCAATAAGCCGCGTAGGAGCCACCGCCCGAGTAGCCGTAGCCGCCGGCATCGGCGCCGGAATATCCGCCGGTCTGGCTATAGGGACTTTGGCTACTGAACAGGCTGTTGAGCGACGACGAGAGCGACGGATTGGAGAGGCCGGTCGCGAGGTTCGAGCCGAGGATTTGGTTCTGGTTGAACGCCTGGTTCTGGCCGGCAAGTGCATTAACCGAGGCCGATTGCCCGAGATTCAAATACGATTGCAAGTCCTGCAACGTCTGCTGCGGCAGGCCAAACACGCCGGTTCCGGCGTTGGTTAGCGAATTGAGGCCCGACAGGCCCGTGTTCGCCTGGCCGGTCGAGGTCGCGTAGGGCGCGCCAAAGCCGGTCGTGTCAGTGCTGAGGCCGCCGGTGCCGAGCGTCGAAGCGCCCGCGAAGTCGAGCCCGGCCGCCTGATTGATCCCGCTCGCGGTCTGGCTCGCCGTCTGCTGCCGGTTGAGTAGGTTGTTCTGCCAGTTGGTATTGAAACTGTCGAGCGCGTCGCTCGCGGCCGAGGCGCCGAAGGGCGTGTTGCCAAGGCCGGACTGCGCATTGATCGCGTTGGCCTGGTCGAGCGCGCCCTGACGCTGCTGATTGTAGAGCGCATTCTGCGGATCGAAGCCCTGGGCCAGCGCCTGATTTGCGTAGGGCAGCATGCTCTGGCCCTGGTTGTAGAGCGCGGTCGCCCCGCCAAGCTGCTGCCCGGCGACCTGCGGCGTCGCGCCCGCCGTGTTGGTGGCGCCCATCAGCGCCAGTTGGCCGTAGGGATTGTTGGTGAGGGTCTGCGCCTCGGCCTGATATTGCGGATAGAGCTGCTGCGGCAGCCCTTGGCCGAAATTGTACATCTCGCCGAGGATGTTCTGGTAGTTCTGCGCCTCGCCTGCCTGGTTAGGCGGCACGAAAGTCTGGCCGGTCTGCGGCGATGAGGCCGCGCCACCGCCGAAGATCGAGTTGGCCGCGCCTGCGACTGAGCCGATGGCGCCGACGCCGCCCAGGATTGCCGCGATACCCATCAGCCGACGAACCTTCCGTAACTGGTCTCGAACGGCTTATACCCCAACCACGCGAGCAAGTCACCGAGCGTCCCGCTGGCTGGCGGCGGATAGTCCGGCAACCTCACGCCAAACTCCTCCTCGGCCTCCATCAGCGCCGACGCTGCTTCGAGGCTATCCACCGCGCCCTCCGGCGCCCATAGCGGCAGACCCTGCTTGACCTGATAGATGATCCGCACGGCGCGCGGCGCCAGCATCTCGCGCAGCGCCTTCTCGGCCCACAGGATCAGCCGCAGGCCGGTCACGCCGCGCTCCTCCGGCATGACATAGATGGCGTCGTTCATGGCGTGCGGCGTCGAGCGATAGTGCGCATGGCCCTTCACGGTGACGAAGGAGTTGAAACCGACCAGCTTCTTGCCGCGCCAGGCCACGCAGCAGCGAAAGAGGCCCGAGTTCTCCATGTCCTGATACTGGTCCCAGTCGAGGTCGAGCGGCATCTTCTCGCGCTCGACCGCGACCTCCTGCCACTCCTGGCGGACCAGTTCCTCGATTCCGCTGTCCAGCAGCCGGCCGAGAGATTCCCAGGCTAGCCGGGCGCGGTCAGCCGTCCGCGTCGCCATTGGCCCGCCGCATCTCGAAGATCAGGTGGATGCGCGGCCACGCGCCCCAATTGGCGGCGCTGTGCGGCACCCGGTTGTTGAACCACCACAGGTCGCCGACATTCATATGCACCTGCTCGTTGGCACTGTACATCGTGCAGCCGGGGTTTGTGACGAGCGGAACATGAAACCGCAGGTGCCGGTCGTGGTACGGCCCGTCATCGCAATGCCACGCGACCACGCCTTCCTTCTCCAGGACGGTCAGCATGGCTCGCGACACCGGCGCGGCATTGTCCAGTGCCTTCGACAATAGCGGATCGGCCAGGATCATGCGCCTGGCGCGCTGCAACAGCTTCTGCATCGATCCCCACTTTTCCAGATGGGGCGTGTCATGCACCGGCAGATCGTCGAGCCAATTCTCCAGCGTCGGCTTGGCGTGGGAGCGTAGCGGGATCGAGCGCGATGGCAGGCGCTTGTCGCCGACCTCGCCGCGATATTGCAGGCCGGACCAGGTATGGGGTTGGAGCTTGTAGAGATGGGCCAATACCGCGAAAGTGTCGAGCGGCCCGACGAACTTGAAATTCATGGACGGTATGCCGTCTCTTGCCTATCCCACTCGGCCCGCCGCGTCCGCACCGCCGCCGTGACCCAGGGCATGTCCTCGCGCTCGACTACGATCAGCTTGAGGCAGTCGCCGCAGAGGGCATTACGCGCAGGCAGGCCGCAGCGCAGGCAGCGTTTCACAACTCCATGCCCTCGACGCGCTTGCGGTAGCCCTTCTTGGCCTGACCCGATTCGCTCATGGCGATGGCCTTGGCCTGCTTGGGGTTCTTGACCTTCGGCCCCTTCGTGCTGCCGCTCCGAAGTTTGCCGCGCTTGAACTCGCCCATCACTTCCTTGACGGCGGATTTCTTACCGGATTTGGACCGGGGCTTGCGCATAGGCATCAATGTTCCCCTCGCTCGAACTTGTCAGCACAATCGCGCATGGCGGCCGCCATAGCGGCGGGACCGGAACCCGGCGCCTCGCCCTTAAGCCCATGCTGACGATCTTCTTCCATCCATTTCATGGCGAAGATCGTTTTCCTCTCGTCGCGGAGGAAAATAAACGCGCACTCGTACATGCTCACGCTTCTCTCGGCCCAAGCGTCTTGGGATTACGCGCCACGCTGTCCCGCGTCGATTCGCTGTTGACGCTCGGCGACTTCGGCAAGCCCATCGACTTGTCCACCGCCTTCGGACTTTTCGTCGTCAGGCCCGCATGCAGATCGGCTTTCATCGCACTCTCCTATTCGTTGTCCGGGGACCAGATGCTATGCAGCCACTTATCGGGCGGCACAATCACAGCCGGCGGCACGACAGCCGGGCGTGTCAGCGGCGTGAGATAACGTGTCAGCGGCGTGAGATAAGGCAGCTTTTTCGCCAGCGCCTTCCGCTTCCTCTTGACCGCTTTCTTCTTCGCCATGCCACACCCTCAGTTGAACAATTTGGTGAAGATCGCGCCCAACTTACCACCCAAAGCGCCGCCTGCCAACGAGATGCCGGCGACGATGCCGAGACCGAGGTTCTTGGCCCTGGTCAGGTCGGCGACCTTGCCTTGAAGATCATTCAGCGCCTCTCGGTTCTCGCTGTGCTGCTGCGCGTTTTGTGAGCGCAGCGCATCGAAACTGCCCTCAAGATTGCCGAGCGCGCGGGCAATTTCGTGATCGGTCATTGGCAGTCAAATGCCGTCGCAGGAATAATCGGCGCTCCCACTGAGTGCAGTTGCTGTAATGGTCAAAACCGTCTTGGTATAGGAGTACGCTTCAGCGGCAAGCGAGCTCTGGAATGTGACCCGACAGTGATTAGACGTGGCGAATCCGGAATTGACGAACGTGATCGTACAACTTGACGGCGCCGCGCTTCCGAACGTCACGGTGCCCGCCATGTTGGTGGCGGCGGCGTCGATCGCTGGCGACGTGCCACACGCCGAAACGACTGGCGCCGTGCCGAGATAGCCAACATTCCCGGTCGCCCCGATCTCCATGCGCGCGTTCGCCACCGCGCCGCCGCCCGTTGCGAACAGGATATTGTTGCTGTTGAGCGTCTGAATGACAACGTCGGTGGCGTTACCACCATAGAATGCCCTGCCGGTGTCGATAGGGTTGGCGCTGTAAGTGGTTCCTCCGATGCCCCACGCGGCGGCGGTTCCCGCGTTGTTGAGCATTCGGTCATTGGTGAGCGCCGCAGCATTAGTGTTGGATATCTGAAAGCCGGCATTAGAGGTAGCCGCCGTCAGAACATCAATGATGTAGGCGCAAGACGTGTGCCCGATACAAATCGGGCCGCCGCTGAATACCGCCGCCGCTGTCGCGTTCGAGAAGGTTTGGGTCGCGGTGAAGGTCTGCGCGGTTCCGAGCAGCGCGCCCGTGCCGCCAGCCGAGAATACGACCGCGCCGCCAAGGGTTAGCGTGTTGGCATTATTGTTCGCAACGCCGGTACCACCCTCGGACGGCGTGCAGGGCGCGCTCGGACATGCGCCGCCTCCGCCCCCGCCGCCACCAGGGCCTCCACCCGGCGTCTGGGCCCAGACGGGTCCGATCAGCGCGAGGAGAAGAAGGGCGGCGCTAAGGCTGCGACGCATACTCGAACGTGTCACCGCTTGTCCCCGTGATCCAGACCGGCCCATTGGTCAAGCCTCCGCCCATATTGCCGCAGGTGATCCAGCCGCCGCCGACATTGAAGCTACCCGAGGTCGTTGCCGCCGCCAGCGGGAAGCCGACCGTGGCATTCGTAGCCGGAGCGGCGGGGCCGAAGAATATCGACATGGCATGCGTTCCTGTATCCTGGATGATGCAGTTGGATCGCGCCGTCGCGCTCCCCGCCGCCGGCAAGACCCGCTGCCATACCCCGGTCGATGCAATCGTGCCCTGCGACTCGCTTGCCGTCCGGCCAAAGGCGGGCTCCTGCGCCCCGGCGGCGCGCGCCAGGGAGCAAACGACCCCCAGCGCGGCGAGGAGCCGCAAGATAGTGGTCGAGCGCCGCACGGGCTAGAAGTCCGCGCTGACGGTGATGGTGTTGCCGACGCCGGTGTTGCCGCCGATCATCTGGTGCATGGTGCCGACCGCCGCCGTCTCCGAGACCGAGCATAAGAGGCTGAACGCGGTCTGGGTTGCCGAGGTCGAGGTCAGTGCCAGGGTCGCGCAGGCTTCCGCCGTGCCGTCCGCCACCTTGGTCATGCCGAAGGAGGTGGAGGTCGTCACCACTACGGTCGGCGTGGTGCGCATCACGGTCGAGAGTATCCAGGTGCATAGCGCCGAGGTGCCGGACACGTTCTCGGCACAGGTTGCCGGATACCGTAGCGTGGTCGCGCCATCGGCCCATTGCGTGTAGTAGCCGAGTGCCATGTCGAGTTCGTCGCGATAGGCGCGATACTCGAACGCCGAGGCCGTCGAGCCCTGCTCCAATTGCACGCCGGCGAACTCGAAGCCATCGGTCGCGCCCGCCGTGCCGCCCACGGTCGGCGTCCAGCACAGTGCCACCGCTGCTTCCGTCGCCGTCGCCGGCATCTGGTAGGTCGCGGTGAAGCGCTGATAGGCCGAGGTCAGGGTGAAGGCGGTCGTCTGCGTCGAGGCGATGCCGGTCCAGGCCGGCGTGATCGCGGGCGAGGCGGTGAAGGATTGGAGGCCCTGATCGGCGCCGGTGCCGGTGAACAAATAGGCGTTGAGCGTCGTCGTCTCGGCCAGCATGTTCGCGAGGCCGTAGGCATAGAACGACAGAGTGACGGCGCTCCCTTGGAGCGGCACCACACGGTTCTTGGCGATCTCCTGCATGACGCATTGCGGCTGCGCCAGCGCCCCGGAGGTGCGGTAAAACAGTTCCGCCGCGTTGAACGTCGGCTGCGCCGGCAGGTTGGTCGTGACGACCTGCAAGCTGCCGGCGCCGGAGGTCACGTTGACGTTGCAGCCCCAGCGGTCGGCGGAATAGGCGGTCGAGGGGATGGTGGTGGTGCCGCAGGTCTGCGCGGCGGTCCCGCGCTGTTGGACCTGCATCCCGCCATTATCCAGGATGTTGCGCGGGTTGCTGAAATTCGCCGTGGTCTGTGCCGTGACCAGCGCATTGATCGCGTTGATCAACTGGTTGAGCGTCGCGATGCCCGGAGGTTGGTCGGCGGTTGGGTTAGACCCCGCAGGCCCCGTGAATTGCGGGATGTTGGCCGCGACGGCCAGGGCAACCCAGCCGACGAGGCTCAGCGCCAACGAGGCAACGGCAAATTTCTTCCAGATACGCTTCATGTCATCCCCCTCGGGGTTCAGTCGTTGCGCGCAAGATACCATCGTGACGCGATTTCGGCCACGTCATTGATCGCCCCAAATATGCGCCTCCCAGCTCATCAGGACGCCGGCACCCGGATTGGCCGAGGTGCCGATGGTGAACTGCGTCGAGGTGATGCTGGCGGCGGTGACGAAGAAAGTGCCCATCGTGCCCCAGCCCGAACTCGGCGAGAGCATGATGTCCTGAATGCGCGGCGTGCCGGCGAGGCCATGGGTGATGACGGTGGTGGTTCCGGCGGAGGTCAGGGTCGCTTGGGCGGCCGATTGCGTCACAACGCCGTTATTATGCGTGATCCAATAGGTTTGCCCCGGCGTGCCGGGGAGTGAGCCAACCGAGAGGGCCGCGCTGGTATTTCCGGTGAGATCGTTGTCCGAGATACGGAAAAAATCGTTCGAGTTGGTGAGGACCAATCCGTCATTGGTGTTGGCCGTGAAGCCGGCGCCGGGCCCGAGCGTTGCGCCAGCGATGTAGAAATGCGTGACCGAGGCAGCGACCGTAATGCCGTTAAGATTTTGGGCATAGGTGCCGCCGATGACCTGCACGTCCTTGGCGGTCGTGGTGTTGACCAGCAGCCCGGCGTTGCCGTTATTGGCACCAACGCAATTGACAAAAACCGCTTCGCCAATGGCCCCGGAGCCGAACAGCACAAACCCGTTGCTGCTGCCGCCAGCATTGGTGACGGCCCAGACCTGATCGAACTTGGCGACGCCAATAGAGCCTGTGCTGGTCGGGTTAAGCGCGACGCCGTTGGTGGCGCCCGTGTCGAAATAGCTCTGCGCGACATTGATGGACTGGACGAGATTGCCGCTGGGGACCGCGACATTGAGGCCGGTCGCGGTATCCACGGTACTGACATGCCGTAGCGTAATATCGCCCGCGCCCTGCACCAGGATGCCGTTGGTCGGCTGCGAGCCGGTCGAGGGGCCGGTGATGAACACGCTGTCGAGAATGATGTCGGCGCCGTAGGCTGGCGCCGACTGCGTTGGATTGATGACAATCCCGCTGCCGCCGGCAATCGAGGTCGTGAGATTGGCCGCCGTAAGACGGAATGTCGTTGCTGCGGTGCCGGTGAGGCAGACACCGTTGAACCAACCCGACAGAAAGACATTGTAGATCGTCGTGTAATTGACGGCTTGGCTGTTGATGTAGCAGCCGGCGGAGCGTGTCGCCGTGGTGCCGAAATTGATGTCGTGGATGACGACGGCCTGCACCGTGACATCGAACACGTCGGCGGTGGTGGACGAGGTCTTGATGGTCGAGAAGATGCCGTCGCCGAAGGTCGGGACCTTGATCGTGACTGCGCTGCCGACAATACAGCCCGAAGCAGAGCCGGGGATATAGACCGAGGTATGCGCCGCTGCCGCCGCCGTCTCGGCGGCATTGATCGCCGCCGCATCATTGGTCGAGCCGTCGCACAGCGCCCCGTAAGTCGGGTTCATGATGTTGATCGGCGCCGGACCCCAATCGTTCGACTGCTGGACGTTCGCGGTCGAGCCGTAGAGGTCGCGCGTGCCCATGGACGATGGCGCATTGACCGGCGACGGCACCTGCTGGTTCTGCGCCGCCGCCGTCGCCGGCAGCAACAGCGCGAGGAAGGCCGCGAGAAGGCGAGCGCGGATCATGGCTGGCTTACCCATTGCGTGCCGTTATACATGAGCTTCACCCATCCGAAGGCGATGTTGATAATGACGTTGGCCGCCGCGCCGTTGATGTTCTTGCCGTTGCGGGCAATCGTGATGTTGTGCGTCGCCGCATTTCCGGTCATGTCCTGGATCGTGATCCGGTCCCAGGTGCCGGGCGCGGCCGGCAAGGTCGCCGTGATGGCCGTGCTGGTGGTCGTCACCTCGTAAATGTTGCCCGCCAGCGCGTTGAAATTCGCGGTCTCGACAATCGGCGAGGTGCCGGAGATCGCTGTTACCAAGCCCTTGCCGTTGACCGTAATCGAGAGATTGCCGCCGAAAGTCCCGACATTGGAATTGACCGTCGCCAGCGTCGCCGGCACGACGCCCGGTCCGGTCGCCGTCACGTCGCCGGTCAGGCCCGAGATTGCGCCGCCGTTCTGATTCGACAGGCTTACCCATTCGGTGCCGTTCCAGATCGAGAAGTCGAACGTGTCGAGCGCATACCACGCGCCGGGACCGCCCTGGGCGATGTTCGGCACCGGCGGCCGGTTGGCGAGGAGGCCGATCCCGTAGGCATTGCTGCGCGGCGTCATTCACGTCGTGCCTACCCATTGCGTGCCGTTATAGACCATCTTGATCAGGGCGAACGCGATGTTGATTTTGGGGTTCGCTCCAGAGCCGTTGTATTGCTTGCCGTTGAGCGCCACGGTGATGTTGTTGGTGACGGCATCGCCGTCCGTGTCCTGCACGGTAATCGTGTCCCAGGTGCCGGGCGCGGCCGGCAGGGTCGCCGTGATGGCGCCGATGGAGGTTTTGACCTGATAGATGCCGCCGCCGACCGCGTTGAAATTCGCGGTCTCGATGGTCGGCGTCTCCGCCGTGCCGGTGATGTTGGTCAGCGCGGTCTGTACGTTGGCGCCGGCCTGCACCAGCGTCACCAGCTCGGCGCCAGTGAGCGGCAGAGCCGCCGCCGGCATCTGGGAGATTTTGACATCGCTCATGTCGAATTCTCTAGGAGAATCGCGCCGCTGCCATCCTCCAAGGCGATATGTCCGGCACCGTTCTCCAACTCGATGTAGTTCTTGACGACGACGCCGGGACTGGCGGTGCCGATCAGATAGCCCAAAATCTGGTAGCGCAGATAGAGGTTGCCGACCTCGACATCCTGCGCCGAGGTGCCTTCCGCCGTGACCGTCATCTGCTTGAACACGACGGGCTGATCCCAGGCGATTTGCTGCTGGATCAAATTGCCGCCGGGCTGAGCCAAGATGCCGATCTCGTCGAGCAGATTGCCGTTCTCGTCGGCCGCCGTGACCGTGACGTTATAGGGGCTCTTAATCATCAAGGTCGTCTCGATGATCGCGTTTTCTGACATGACCTGGTTATCGGGCAGGAGCGAGGTCTCGTAGGTCCAGCTCAGCGTCGCGCCGTTCTCGATGTAGTTGGAATCGGACAGCGCCACGGCGGGCGAGGTCCACAACTCGTTCGGCGCCGCGTACGGCACCATGACGAAGCCGCGCGACGGTTCCGGCACGTCCGGCCCCTTCCACGCCGCGATGAGCCGCGCCGGAAAGGTATGCGGCCCCGACCACGCCTTGATCGGCCCGAAGTGGAACCACCATTCCTGTACCGGCGAGCCCGTCGCGGCGGCGTTCTGCACGCTGACTCGGTAGACGCTCTGATTATAGGCCGCCGCCATTCGAGTCTGCGCCACCGCGTTGAGGAACGGATTGCAGATGCCGTCGCCGTTCGCGCCGATGGGATCGCTCAACACGCCAAGGAAATTGATGATGCGAAGCCCGTCCGTCGCGATGAAGGCGAGACCCTGCGGCGTCGCCGCGATGGTGTTGGGCGCGAGGCAGCCGACCCCGACGCCGATATTGTTTCTGGCGAAGTTCCCGGTCGATGGGTCGCCCGTGATCTGGGCGATGTTGGTTTCCTGAAAGACGATGAGCGCTTGGACCATACCGCCCAGCGCGGTCGAGGATAGCGGCAATTGCGCCAGGGCGGTGATCTCCAAGCCGTTCGGAAAGGTGATCGCCTGAAAGAAACTGTCGTCGCTGACCTGGGTGGCGTTATCGGTATCGGAAAACACCAGGGCGCTGCCGACCGCGTAATAGGCGCGGCTGTTGAACTGGTTGACGGCCTGCGGGACGCCGGTCAGCGGGTTGGCGTTGGTGTTGCCGCTCGCCCATTGCGGGGTCGCCGCGGTTCCTCCGTTGATGGTGAGGGCGACACTGTTGGTACTGCCGGTCGTGTTGGCAGAGATCGTGATGGTCGAGCCGCCGGTGAAATCCACCGCCAGCACACCGTTCGCCGTTGCGTTGTTCGATAACGTGACCGTCGAGCCGGCAACATTGGTAACGAGCGTGCCCGCCGGAATCGCCGGTCCGGTCGCCGTCATGCCGATCAGAACGCCGGCGACGCTGGCAACGCCGGTGACGGATGGCGAGCCGCTGGTAAAGGTGCCGGTGGTTTCGAGATCGAATGTCCCCTCGGTTAGCGAAATTACGGTTGCACCGGCCGGAATGTTGGTCCCGGCAATCGTCATGCCGGGCGCGACGCCCGCCGCGACCGGATCGGTGGTCACGCTTTTGAGGACGTTGGTGCCGTCCGTATTGGCTACCAGATCGGTCGAGGTGAAGGCCGATTCATCAAGCCAGCCGAAATAGCCGTTGCTGCTGCCAAGAAAGCCAGGATGAGTAAAAACGATCCGCGCGCCGATGACCGCGATGGTGGGTGGCGTCCAATCGCCGGTGGTGGCTGGGGTCTGCGGCAAATTGTTGGCGGTGATGCCGGTGATGGGCAGGAAAACGTTGGCGTCCAGATCGTAGACGTAAGGCACATCGAGGCCGGCGAGCGTGCCGCTGGTTGCGCCCATGAAACCGTAGGCCAGATTGCCGACAACGAGAAGCGCGGTGCCGGTCGCCGCTCCGCCAATACCAGGGAAGCCGGTGATCTCCGCAGAGGCGGCGCGCGGCACCCAGGCGTTGCGCGTCGTTTGCGATGGGATGAGATTCGTCAAGGCCAGCATCGCGCCCGGAAAGGCGTTGGTCGCGTCCTCCGAGTCGGTCACGCCCTTGGGGCGGAATGTGAGCGGGCGAGCGTTCCGAAGTGGCACGTCAGACCTGGAGCGCCAATTGTGGAGAGGCGGGCGCGATTATCTCCTCGGCAAAACCCTGTTCCGCAAGATCGCGATTTGCCCCCTCTCGCCGCATATAGATCAGGACAGCCTCAAATTCAGTAATCGTCCCATTGCTTTTAAGGTGATTCGCTCGATTTGAGATGATGCGAACGTTTCCCCGAACATACCCAAGTTGAGGCCTCACGCGATCAAGCGACGGCGCGGTCATGTTGCGCCATCCCATTTGACCGCGTCCCCATTCCAGCCGGATGCCAAGCACGGGACAGAATTCCGGTACTGAAATATCCCCGGGAGTAAGGTCGAAGGGCAGCCCTTTGCTGGATGCGCGGTCGCGAGCGTGACGCCATAGGTAGCCAGCCGGGTCAGCACTTTTCCGAGCAAACTCGACAGCAGCGCGCCCCGACTTGCCGAGCCGGTCGCGCTTTTTCCGAGCCCACTCTCTGTTGGTTCGGCGATGCCATTCAGGGTGGGCGAGCCTGTAGTCATTGGCCTTCTGCCGATTGATAACCGGGTTCTTGCTGCTGGGCATCGCGCACTCCTGTCATTGGAATGCCCGCATTATACCATCCAACGAGAAGCATAGGAATACCAGCCAACCAACTACCTTTGTTGACGGCAAAATACTAAATTGCGAGCCGAAGCGGCGACGATCCAGCTTCACCGTCTTGGCGCGAGTCTCAGGATTGTCGATCTGCGGGAGTATGCGTCGCAGGATGCCCTGCGCGCCTTCCGGCCCCTCGCCCAGATACGCCTGCCAGCGCGCATCGTCGGCGATCTTCATCAGTTCGCCCGCAAGCCGCGTGTAGAGGTAGGTCGAGGACGGGAACCACGGCACCCCGGCGTTGGTCTCCGGCGCGGCCACGGCCTGGCTCGACGCGCGGTAGCGGACATAAACCGGGTAGTTGCCCGAGGGCGGCGGATAGACGTACATGCCTGGGTTGGTCTGGCCCAGAACCACCGTGTACCAATAGGGATAGGATTGCAGGCCGGCCTGCTGGACCGTCATGTCGAATTCCATGGGGTCCAGCGCAATCATCGGGTAGGGCACGCCCAAGAGCGTCCAGAACACGTCGCCGAATTCGGCGCGCAGGAAGTCGGTCGGCATGGTGTAGGGGCCGCTGCCAACCTGTACCGGCGAGGTCGCGGGCGGCGTCAGCGCGGTATTGAAATTGAAGGTGGTGAATTTTTCCTGGGCGTCGAAATCGTAGGTCTGCGCCAGTTCCTCAAGGATAGCATTGAACATCTGCCCGGCTTGGGCCGTGAAGCCGGGAACCTTGGCGATCTGGGTAGCAAGCGCGACGATTTGCTGGAAGGTGAGCTGGGCGCTCATCGCTCATGCCGCGTCGCCCAGAACGGCTTTCCTCTTGTCGATCTCGCCCCGAAGCCGCGCGATCTCCTCCTCATAGCGCTTAACCCCGACCTGATCGTGGCTTTTCAGAAACTCCTCGCGCTCCGCCTTAACCTTGGCCTTCTCGTCGGCCACCTTGGCGATCTGACGCTCGACGTTTTCGAGATCGCTCTTGATGTGGCCCTGCGGCCGGAACTGACCGCGCCGCCCGCTGGTGTCGTGTTCGCTCTCGGCCTTCGAGACGATCTCGGAATAGCGCTTGCGCAACTCCTCGATCTCGACATCGCGAGCCGCCTGCTCCTTCTGGTATTTGGCCTCGACCGCCGGCATGTCCTCTTGGAACCGCGCCAACGCCTGCTCGTTCTTCCGCAACTCCTCGCTGAGATCGACGATCTCGTACCGCGCCTTCTGGCGGTCGAAGATGCGGAACACGCGATCCACGATCTCGTGCGCCTCATTCTCCGCCGTCGCCTGCACCAGCATGGTCCGCACCGCCATCTGACGGTCGCCGCCGAAATTGCCGGTCAGCGTAATGTCAATGCCCGGCGTCTCGACCTCGGCCTTGAGCTTGCCCGCCCCATCCATCTCTATCCCACCGCCCCCTCTGCCAAATCGATGCTCGGAATAATAATTTCGATCTGCGGCACCGGAGGCTCGACAATATCGACTGGGTTACGTGGTTTACGGAGAATCTGAGCAATTAGATAGGCAGCCGCCTTTTCGAGGTCCCGGTCATAGTTGCCTGAGCGGGAGACAGCCGCGCGCCATCCGCAGCGTATGCCATCGACCAGCGCTCTTGCCCCAATCGTCAGAAGCAAGTTCTCCGGGTCGCTCTTATCGGCATGATTCAGGATACTGATCTTGAAGTCGGTAATCTCCATCGATCAGGCTCCGGTCGGCGCGTTGCGGACGGCGCCGGAGCGCGCGTTGACCTCGGTGAGGCGCTGGCTTTGGTAAAACTGGATCAGCGGCTCGCCCTTGAGCGAGTGCTCGTGCTGCCAGGTCCGATACATGATGTCGCGGATCGAATCGGCGACGCGGCGTTTCACGGTGACGATCTGGCCCTGCCAGAACCGCCGCCCATCGAGCGACATGCCGGGCAAGCCCTTGCCGTTGGTGGTACCGAAGGAAGCATAGGGCGCGAGATCGATCTGGATCGTCACCATCTCGCCGCCCGGATCGTCGTCGGGCCGCAGGTTTTCCTCCTCCTGCAACCGGCGCGTCTCCTGCTCCTCGACCATCTTGGCCGCGAGCTTCCTCCGCTCGTCGTCGATCTTCTTGCGCGCCTTGGCCTGGGCCGCGCGCACCTCGTCGTTGGTGAGGATCGGATGCAGACGCTCCTCGGCCGCCGCCTCGATCTTGGTCTCCGGCTTCGGCGCGTCGGGCTTTTTCTCGGTCATGTCGTCCTCAACTATGGGTGAAATCGGACACGGTGAGCGTGTCCGCGACATTGGTGCCGGTCGCGGCTTTGGTCAAGGTCAGGCTCAGCCCGTTCGCCGCGATGGTCTCAATGAAGGTCGCCGCCGGAATGTCCGCCGCGCTCGACGCGATCAGCATGCCGGGCCGCCAGCCCAATGACAGGACGTTGATCGACAGATTGTCTATCAAGCTCGAAGTGTGGGTGTTGCCGGTCGCCGTAAGGGTCGCGGGCAACGAGGAGAACGGCACCAGGATCGGGAACCCCTCGGCATTCACCGCCACCCAATCGCCAGGTTGCATTTGCAGGACGCCCCGGTTCGGCACATAGAGCAAGCCGTTCGAGGAGAAGGCGCCGGGCCAGATTTTAGATGCCCCGCCCAGCGTGCCGGCACCGAACGTCTGGGTGCCGTTCCCGCCCGCCGCCGCGAAATCGTCGAGGATCGAGTTGGCGATGGCCGCCACATCCGCCGCCGCCATCCCGCCGCGCTGAAATTGCAGCGCCGTCAGGGTGGTGGTGAGGAGAGTGCCGAGGGTCTTGGTCGCCAAGGGTCAACCCCCGCCGCTCGCGAAGCCCTGGATTTGGCCGATATTGGCGTTGAACGCGGCAGCCATATTGGTTGCGGCCGTGTTGCACGCCGTCACGATGTTCGCCGTCGAGGGAGCATTCCCGCCGGGCACCAGCACCGCGCCGCCCGAACCCCCAAAATCGGTGGTCACTGTCAGCGTCTGCGCATCGTTGACAGACATCGCGCCCGCGCCATCCGGCACCCAGACGACCGAGGCGCGGAACTTAAGTTTGTAGGCCATGGTCAGGTGCTCCTAGCCGAAGGTCGCCGAAAAAGCGCTGGTGCACTCGATACGGGCGGCGAACTGCGCGTTGAGGATGATTGTTCCATAATACGCCTTCCAACCAACGATGCGAAGTTGGTTGAGCGGGTCCGATTTATCGGCATCCTTCAAGTAGGTGAACTTGGCGTTGTCGAGCATGACCTGCCCGTAGGCGCCGCGCCCAAAGAGGAAGTTCGGATAGACCGTGATGCCGGTCGCAGGCGCCGCCGGTGGCGCCTGGGCAACGCCGAGGCCGGTGATGACCGCCGTGGTGCCGGGCTGCAACTGCACTGCCTGGCCTTGCAGCGGGCCGACCGTGGGGCCCGCGGCGCTGAGGCCAAGCTGGCCGGGCGAGGTGGTGGTGCCGACATAGACGTTGTAGGTGAACCCGGGATTGGCCGGCAGCACCACCGAGATCGAACCATTCGGGCCGACCACGTTCATCGAGTTCGAGACCTGATAAATCTGGCTCTCGTACTGGTTCTGCGTGTCGGACGCGGTGACGATGATGTAGTAAGCTCCGGTCGGGAGCGCGCCGGCCGTGCCGGGCGTCCCGTTGATCTGGGCGAATCCGGTGAAGGTCGGCACCATGTTGGAGGAGCACCACCGCGTCCCGCCCCACTCGCCGATCTCATAATTGTAGAGCCGGTTCAAATCGCTGTAGGTGCGCGCCAGCACGACGGTCGAATTCTGCGACCAGTCGGCGACGACGAGGGTGTGGCAGATGCCGGCATAGTGCGGCATGCCGCGCGGATTGGCGGAGGCGCGGGCGCCACCGGATTCGACGGACAGCTTCGTGTCCGTCATCTCGTCGCCCATGAAGCGCGGCGCGCCGATGGTCTGCAAGGCCCCGGAGGTGCGCAAGACGGTCGTGGTGTCGAGCACGTCGCCCGCCAATAGCGCGGCGCGGCTGCCACGGCTGTTGACGTAGTTGACCTGGGTGAGCCCCATCAGGGCATTCATGGTGTTGCGTTCGAGGGTTTCCGAGAGCTGCAATCCGACCAGCTCGATCGCCTTCTTGAACAGCGGGTGCTTCGTCGTCAGCTCGGCGACATCCGTGATCGTCACCTTGTCGCCCCATTGCTGGGCGACGGCACTGACCTGCTGGATGGTCATCGTTTCGCCGATCGGCGGCACGCCTTCCGACAAGGGCGCCTGCGGCAGCGGGATACGATTGTAGCGGGTGGCGGTATAGGTATTGCCCATGCCCTTCGGGAGGGTCAGGGGGTCGCCGAACTGATAGGCGACCAGTTGGCGGCGGGCGAGCGGCAAAGTCTCGTCCGCGATGTAGTTTTGCATGTCGGCGGAGAACTGACCCGCCGTGTTGGTGGCAAAGGCCACGTTCGGAGAGTGGTACTCGCCGTATTCGTCGTGCCGCGATGGTGCGCGGAAACCCTGGAAATCCATCGTCACCCTCCGTTCGCGACGGAGGGCGCTGGTGCGCTACTCCGTCAGATCATGCCGTCCGCGTCGTAAGAGTCGATGCGCTTCTGGAGGTCCGACCTCCCCGCACCGCGCCCTGCCGGCGCCACATCGCTACCCCGGCCACCACGGGCCGGCACCGTCTGCCGCTGGCGCTGCGCATCCGCGCGCCGTGTCTGCTTCCCCTTGGCCCGCGCAGCCCGTTCCAGCGCGCGCTCGCCAAGAATGTATTTCAGCACCACCTCGCGCTTCGGGTTGTTCCCCTGCGTTCGCCACAAGGCCAACGTGGCCTCGACGGTATCGCGCAGTTCTTCCGTAATCGCGCGGCGTTCGCACAGCCGATCAAACGCACCTTGATCGATGGCATCCGCCGTCTGGTACTGCATGCCGCCAAGCTGGCGGTTGAACTGTTCACGCTGCTCTTGCAGCAAAAAATCCGTCCGCTCGTCGGGCGACATGAGGGCGATGCGCTGGCGCCGCTCCTCCGCCTGCCGGGCTTGTTCCGCCGGGTCGGGCATCCGGGGCGCCGCGCGCCGCTGACGCTCCTCGTCGCGCTCGCGTTCCGCCCGCTGGGCCCGCGCCCGCAATTCCCGAATAGTGTCCGAGGCGCTCCGCTTCGCGGGGGCCGGAGGTGACTCGCCGTCGCCTTCCTCGCCTTCCACCGGCTCGGCACCATCCTCGGCACCTTCTCCCGGCTCGGGCGGATCGCCCTCATCGCCTGCATCGTCAGCGGAGTCGATCTCGTCTACATCGTCAACGGGATCGAGTTCGTCCGTTGCGACGCCCGGCTTCGGATCATCGGCCATATCGGTCCTCCAGCACCTTACGGGTGCGATTTCGGGGTTGTTGGCAACTACCGGCTGCCAGTCGTGGCATCACCATTGATAGAAAATTTCTATCGTGTCAAGCGTGTTGCCGCAATTGCCCTATTTCCCTTGCGAGGTGTCAGGGTTTGCCCATGCCCGCAAGCAATGAGATTCGTGGGACTTTCGGGGTAGGGATCGCGGCCTTCGAGCCGGTACGCTAGTCCGCCTTTGGTAATGACACCTCCCGCTCGAAACCTACATTTTCCTCGGCATCGCGGGCGCACCGGCCCGCACCATTTGATCTGGCGCGATACGGCCCGGCGGCTGCTTTCCCTGGCGCGGCGGCGCGACCTGGCCGCCCGGCTTCGGCGTCCCGGCCACACCCGGCCCGGCGCCGCCCGGGACGCCCGGATTTCCCTTCGGCATGTTGGCGATGGCCTTCATCTGCACGGCGCGCAAGTGCATCTGGATATGGGCGTCGCGCTGCGGTCCCTGCGGCAACTCCATATGCGTCTCGATATGCTTCTGATCGTCGTCGAGCGGATGCGTCAGCACGTCGAAGCCCTGGCTCAACAGATCGTTCTCGCGGCGCGGATCGGTCGCGAGCTGATGTTTCAGGTCGGTCAGGATGCGGCCGGCGAGGCGGGGTCCGAAGATGTTGAGCGCCGCGTGCATCAAAAGCGGCGCCATGTGGAGTTGCAGTCCTTCGAGCTTCTCCGGCGGAATGCCGTTCAGGACGTTCATGAAGCTGATCTGCTGCTGAATTTGCTGGGCGTTTCGCTGCGCCTCGATGCCGAACCAGCGCAATTGCCAGCGCCGGTTCATCTGGATCGGCGGCACCTGCTCCATAATAACGTTCATACCCATCTCGCCGAACGAGCGGATGAGAATATCGTCGTCGCGGAACTGATGATCGTACTCGGCGAAGCGTTGCACCAGCGGCGTCAGGATGCCGCCCTCGATCACCGTCACGGCATCGGACGTGTTGAGCAGGTCCACCTGCTGCTCCTGCGCCACCATGGCCTGGTTCTGCTTCGATTTCTGGCCCTGGCTCGGAATCATGGTCGAGGTCACGGCGAGCGACTGATTGATCATCTGCGTCGCCGCCGCGATCTTCTCCAGCGCCTGCTGTGTGGTATCGGGAAATTTCACAAACTCGGTGCTTCTGGGGTTGGCTTCCCATACCGCCGCCAGGTCCAGCACCATCGAGGCATAGCGCGGGTTCTGCTCCGGGTCGGTCATGACGATCGGCAGCATGGCGAAATGGCCCTGGTCCGCCGCCTCGTTGGCCGTGTCGTTGGCCCAAATCTGCATGTCCATGACGCCTGGCGAGATCAGCGACATGCCCTTGAACAGTCCGGCGACTTTCTCGACGGGCGCCGACAGGATAGGCTGACGGTCGCACCAGAACGGATTGAGCTTGCAGCCCAGCACCACATCGTCGCCGCCATAGTAGGCCCGGCACAGGCGCTGCTTGCCGTCCACCTTGAGCCGGGTCCAGACCTCGTAGCCGAGGCAATATTTGCCGCTCTCGCTGGTCTTGATCCCGGCTGTCTCGGCCTGTTTCTTCGCCGTGTTGGCGCTGCCGGGACCATCCTTCCTGGACATCGACTCCAGCACCGTCTCGCCGGCATCCTCGGTGAAATCGCCGTCGTCGATCATGCGGCGTATTTCCGCCTTGGACCAACGCCGTCGTACCGTGACCGAGCCACCGCGCGCCAGCGCGCGCTCCAGACTGTCCACCGTCACCGGCAGGACTAGGAAGTCGTTGTCGGAGATGACCTCGACGGTCGGCCCATCGTCCGGAATCGTCTCCTCGGTAATCTCCTCGACCTCGCCGAAATCGGGCTGTTCGAGGCCATCGACCTCGACCGGCTTTGTTTCACGTGAAACAACATGCCGCTCGGTCTTGCCCCAATCGACATAAATTGTGTACTGGCCCTCGACATCCCCGTTCGCCATCAGCGCCGGCATGATCTCGGTGCGCAGCTTGGTCTCGGTGACGTAGTGCTCCATCAGGGCAATGATGGCGTTGACGTTATCGGCGTCCTCGGCCACGACATCGACATAGCGCCCGATCGGCGGGAACATCTGGTTGATGAAGCGGGTGCGGCGCGCCTTGATGGCGTTACGCACGATGGGCAGGAACAGCTTGGAATTGCCGTTATAGAACTGCCGCGCGCCCAGCACGCAATTGTAGATGTCCCAAAAGTCGAGATTGTCGTCGGCGCGCTGCTGCTGATCGGTGAAGCCCTTATCCACCTCGGCGAACAGCGTGACCAGCTTTTCCCTGATTTTGGGACGGGTCGAGAGTTCGTCGTCGCGGGCGGTGATCTTAGGCATGGATGATGTAGTACGGCGCGCCGACCATCAAGGCGTTGAACATATCCCGCTCCAGCGTCGCGGCGATCTCGTTCGCGACCGGCCATTTCGATGGCGCCAGCATAGGTATCCAGTTCGTCCCGTTGCACGTTATCAGCGCCACCCTCTCCGAGAAGATCGGCATGATGTTGCCGACGCGCACTATGGCGGGGGCCGCGAGAAGCCCGACGACACGACCGATGAAACCACGACGCGAAAGCATCATCTCCTCCGGGGCAGCGAGGATCGGTAGGGCTGCCCATCTGCCACGGTAGCATAATGAAAGTTGGGGCGCTCGTCATCCGGCTCGCCGGTCTTGAGCAGGCCGGCGAAGGATTCGAGGCCCTCCATCAGCACCCGATAGACTCCTTCCTCGGCGAAATCCGCCAGTAGGCCGCCCTTCAAGATCGCTCGGGCGTAGCCTCCGGCGACGGCGTTGAGGGTCCAACGCGCTTCGCTGGACACCAATAAAGCCGGCATCCCCCGGTGTGTCCGGCGCAAATAACTCCGAATTTCGCCCCGTCCCGAACCAGGCTGCACTCCCCGTCGAACCTCCGAAACAAAGCGGCGAGCCGCCTGGGCAAGTCCGACGTTGTTGTATTGCTCGAAGTGTATGGGGCCCGCAACAAGGCTTGGATTTCTTCCTGCAACAAGTTGAGCCTCCTGGACGATGTCTTTCAAAATAGCGCCCGGGTCGCCTTCGCGCACCCAGTCGGCGAAGATGCGGAGCGAGCCGTCGAGGAGCTGGACCAGCACCGCCGTCGTCATCGCCTGCGTGGCGTTCAAGGCCAGCCAGCACGGCCGGCCGGGCGCGGGCGCCAGTTCCTCGGCGACGTTCTGCGTCGTGAAATCCTCGTAAATCGGCGCGCCGGGCCGCATGCGCAGGGCATAGGCCAAGGCGTTCATGGCGTCGATCCGGCCCGAGGGGAAGTTGGCGAACAGGGCGCGGGCTTCCTGGTTCTCGGTCGCGAAAACGATCTCCCGCGCCATGGCGAAGGGCTGGAGGGCGCGGATGAAGTCGATCTTGCCCTTGGGCGCCTTCTCGGCCCGCACCGGCAGCACGACGCCGCGCCGCACCTGCTCCTGCCGGATCGGCTGCATCAGCCACTCGTTGAGCCCGTCCGCCTCGACGCCCTGATAGACCGGGTGAAACACCTCATGCTCGGCGAACAGCGATTCGACGATCTCGTTCGGCATCAAAGGCCGCTGCCACATGTCCCAGACGGTGAGCTTGTTCGCGATCCAGGACCAGGTCGCCGAGCCGGTATGGGCGGCGTTCGGCCCGACCGTGCGCGCCGGGTCTTTCATCGAGTAGACCGCCTGCCAGGTGTGGATCGTAGGCTCGACCCGGACCATCTCCGGCTTGAAGGGTTTCGACTCGGGCGATTCCGAGTGACACATATAGTCGCTCTCGTACTCCGGCCCGCGCCCCACCGCGTACATCTGGCGCCGCTTCAACTCGATCGTTTCGAGGGGATAGCGGTCGGGCCAGGTGGCGCAGCGCTCGCCCTGCGCGCCCCGATATTCCCAAGGGTAGACCTTGACGACGAATTGCGAGTCGGGCCGTTTCAGCACGTTGGCGATGCACTCGGGATGCATGTCATTTGCCAAGACGCGCACCCGCAGGGTCGGCTCGTCGCCGGACGGCAGCAACTCGTTGAAAAACCATTTCTGGATTTTCTCGCGCGTCTCGGCGGAGCGCACGCTGTCCTGGTCCTCGATGTCGTCGGGCAGGATGAAGTCCGGCCGGAAATCCTCGTTCTTGGTGCCCCGGATCGCCTGGCCCCTTCCCATTGCCGTGATGGTGCAGCCGTTGGTCAGTTCGATCTGGTCGTCGCCCCACGGCCGCGAGCGCATGTCGCCGAAGAGTTCGATAAGGCGGGCGTTCTTCTCGAACTGGCGGCGAATCGAGTGAAGGCGTTCCTGGGCCTTGTCCAGCGAGGCACCGACGATGAGGCCGTGCTTGATCTCGCGGTAGATCGCTTTGATACAAACCCCTTCCTCGGCCAGCGTCGATTTGGCGGAGCCACGGAACGCGATCTCGCACAGATTGCGCATGCCGGGCGCTTCCGAGTGAAAATCGTCGATCATTTCGAGGTGGAAGGGCGCGGTCTTGTTGCGGTGTCGGTGGGCGAACAGAACCGCGTGAGCAAGGCGCCGGTCGCGATAGAGTCTGGCGATCGCCTCGTCGCGCAGGTCACTCGTCATCATCCTCAACGGACTCGCCGTCACCCTCGTAATCGTCCAGCTCAAAGCTATAGCAGAATGGCGTCTCGTCCATATCCTCGACCACGTCGGCGTAATCGGGCATCAGCGCCTTGGCGTTCCGGTGTGCTGCTTTTTGATGTGGCGGTGGAAATACTGGCCTTTCGAGGTCGCGGTCGTGGCGCCTAAATACTTCTCGTGCGGCACATTCTCGTAATCGTAGGACGAGCCATCGGCGAAGTGGATGGTCAGCACGCCGGTCTCGTCGTCATGCTCCCACTGGATGGTGTGGGAACTGCCGGGCGTGTCGTGGACGTGCTTGGTCATGTCGGCAGTGGGTTGCCGTACCCGTCCGTCCCCTCGACCGAGGGGAGCCATGGCTCGGCGTCGATGGCGGCCTGGTAGAGCTGTCGCTGGGTGTAGGCGATATGGCCCTGCTCCATCAGGAGGCAGGCGCAAGCGACGCGCACCAGGAAGTCCCGGCTGATCGGCCAGACCTCGTCACCAATCCGGCAACCCGCCACGTCGGCGATCTTGACGGCATAGGCCGCCGTATCGTTGCCGTCCGCCTCCGGCGCATAGTGATGGGCGAACTTGGCGGGCGAGTTGTAGCCCTCTTTCCACGCGTTCCAGATGTCGAGGAAGCCGGCGCGCAGGCCGTGCTCGATGGTGTCGAAGGTGCAGAACGGGCCGTCCTGGCCGGTCTGGCCCAGCCATTTGAACCGGGGGTTGACCTCAATATCGAACGGGTTGTTGTTGCGCTCGCCGCGCGTCGGTTCGCTCACCATGGCAACCATCATCCTTACTGCAAATCGCGGTCGAATCTCTCTGTTTAGTGGAGCAGACGACAGTGCGCATGTTGCAGCACTTTCTTTCGCTCTTGCAGGATGATCTTCCGGCTCCCGATAGCCCTCTCTGGCTTCGAGTGATTGACGGCGGTCTGTCCTAATTGCTCGGACCAGAGCGACCAGCCGCGCGTCGTCGCGTCTTTGGCGCGACGGATGCGGCTTTCTTTTTTGTGGTCTCATGCGGCCTCGGCGGCGTGCCGAGCATGCGCTTTACTGTGTGCTCTCACGTGCCGGTTCCCTGCCGAACGGCTGGTTGATACGGCTCGGCTGCTCCAGAAGACTTTAATCGCCTTTCACGCGACGACGCCTTAGCCATCGCGCGATAGACGCGGCAAAGCATTGCTCGTTCATTCCAGTCATCGCTAGAGCGCCAGCGGTAATAGACGCGCTCGCCCGCAGCCATCATGAGCGGCGAAATAGGCGGATTTCCTACAGGTATGGGGACACTCAAGGCGCGGTACCTCACCCTTCTTTCCGCAAATATATAATTGCCATCGCAAGCGACAGGAGAAGGAGCCACCGCATCAGGTGGTCGCCTGCTGGTCCTTGGGCCCGTACTTGGTCCACAAATCCTGCATCTGCTGTTGCAGTTGCGGATCGGGCGGCGGAGTTACGACACCGCCCGCCGTGGTGGCGACGGAACCCTCATGGGCCTGGTTCAGGACGTTGATTACCTGCTCGATCCCGCCGACCACGGCGGAGGCGGCCGAGATGATGGTCGGCAGGTTGGTCAGGATGAGAAGGAGGATCGCCGGCATGTCAGTTGCTCGCCGGGGCGGCGGGCGCCACGGAGGGGGGCGTGCTCGCGGATGCGCCGTCCTTCAAGAGGCCGCTAGCCGCCGGTGCCGTCGCCGGGTTGGCCGCGGTCTTGATCTGCGCCTCGATCCCGGCCAGCACCGCCAGCACGGTCGGCGCATCGGCTACCGCCGCATTGCAGGCCTTCTGCACGATGGCGAGGTCGGACTGCGCCGTGTTCGAGGCGCCGCCCTTCAAGATGCCGCTGGCCGCCGCCGAGACGGCGGGCACCGCCGCGCACGCCGCCGCGACATCGGCCGCCAGTTGTGGCCCCGCCGCCGTCACGGTCGAGGCCACGCTTTGCAGAACCGAGCAGCCGACAACGAGAAGGACGGGAGCGGCCACGGCGACGGCCACGGCGACGGCCACGGCGCCAGCCAGAACGAGTTCGCGAATCTTCATGCCGACCCCTTTGGGTTAATCGTTGCCGAACTTGCGCGGGACGAAATACACGAGGCAGGTGACGACGATGGTTTGCGCCGCCGCGCATATCTCCGGCGGCAGCGGCGTTCTGACCACCTGATCGATAATGTAGATCAGCACGATCGCCACCGCGCCACCGAGACCGGCGAAGATCGCCTTGTTGGCCCCCTCGTTCGCGCCGACCGGCGGATTGGGATTGGGCGAAGTCATGCGAGGAAACCCCCTTGGTCCGCCGCGAACCGCGCGACCGTGTTCACGCTTGATCGAGCGGAATGAGATCGGAGCCCGTTGACGGCTCCGCCTTCGGGGGAGAAAGGTTGTATTGAGTGTTTCCCATACCGACGCCGAACTCCTGTCCCGGAGGCAAGCGGACGGTTCCGACCGCGGCATTTTCGAGATGTATCGGCTCGGCATCGGCGCCATGCCCAACATCCCAGACATGCTCCAGGATCGCGTGCGCCGCCGCTACCACCTTGTGTTCCGGCTCGGTATGTCCGAACGGCAGATCGCTCTCATACCCGCGCAAGGCCGTAATCACCTTCGTCCGACCCACCGCCATGAATTCCGCCCGGTCCATTACCTGTCTCCTCACAAGGAAGCCCAAGCCTTACAGCAATTTCCATCGAGGCACAAGAGCGGATTCGGCGGCGATGCAAGGGATAGGCGGGCGCGCCGGACCTTTTCATTTCCGGCAAGGATGAGACCGGACCAGTCCTTCCCGCTTATGGACGCCCAGTAGGTTTTGTAGAATAGCTGCGGTTCGGAAGCCAGAAGAAAGTACCGAGGGCGTGTGGCCAGCTTCCAGCGAGGCACAAGAGACGATTTAATGCCGAACGCGCCGAAAAAACGCCGAAAGGCATCGGCGGAAAGCGCCCGACCTATCGGCGGACTGGCTGGCTGGATTACCAGCTTGATTCATCAAGTAGTCGGGAGAGAGTGCACTTCTCAGAAGTAAAAAGATATATCGGCGAGGTTTTGTCTGTGGCGGACCCCAATGCGCCGCCATCGGTTTAGTCCGAAGCCGCTCCTCGAACGCGGCGAGTTCGGGCGGGTATGCGCTTTTGTTTTCCAAACGGCTCCGCAGTTCTGATGAGGTGGGGAAATAGGCCACTAGAATAGTTTGGCACGGAGGTTTATGCAACGAGCCTGCATCTGACGAGGCCGCACCAGACGAAGGCGATCCTAGCCCGCAGTTTGATTTTGCGACGGCACGCCTAAAACGCCGATGGGACATCCCTAGGCTGAGGATGCCCCATCTTAAACTCGGTATGGGGCCTGCAAATCACCCCACATAGCGCTCCCGCCAGGAGCCCAAAACCCTTACGTGCGGTGCTACGGCATACAGGATATCACCGTGTCCCCGAGTCTGGCGATTATCCCCATAACTCACTGGCGGTAAAAAGTCAATTAACCCCTCGGTTTCCGGCGCCGCCCAGTGCCCTAAAGTTTGTCATCCACTCTCAAGGTCTGACCATGAATTTGTAAAGTGGCCCCAGTTCGGAAGCAAGGGGTAAATTCTCCAGCCCCACCCGTCCCTCCCCAGATTTTCCCCGAACAGCACCCCATCACTCTACCTGCCCGCTAGACTACCTCTCGCGTGCGGCTGATAGACTCTATCTATCAACGCTTAATCCGTACCGTGCTCGCCCGACGCGTCAGCGTCGGAGCAAAGCGAGCGCGGTGCTCTTCGGCACCGCTTGGCACCGAGCAGATTGATAGAAACCATCTATCAATCAACCACTTACGCTTAGTCTACTTGTTTGGTGGGTTAACTAGATTCCGGTTACGAAATTAACTGGAAAGTGGTTAATTCTCTACCCGCCTCTACGCGCACGCACGAGGCTTTGCCGGTTGTCACCTACCAAACATCTCCCCTTCTGTAGGTCTCGCAGCCGTCCCTGACGGGCCGTTGCTCGAGCGGTGCCGCTGGTCGCGGCCTTCTCTCCCCCTCCTAAGGTCCCCCCGGGCATGGCTTCGCCGGGGCGGTTCCTGGACTGTAACACCAGCGGCATTTCGGGTTGGCGTCGTGCGAGCAGCCGGGGCAAGCCCCATTAGGCCCTGGTCGCAGCTACCGATCCGGGCCGGTCGTTTCTTTGCCTGCGCTCGGAGTGCGGTCTTGTCTTCCGCCTGGCCGGCTAACTCGGGGCTGTTTGACGTAAGGCTTGGCGACACCGTGACAACCGGCGCCGCGTAACACGGCTACTGCCTCGGCCGCATGGATGCGGGAAGCAAAACCGGCATACCATCCACCGCGCCGCGTCGCGCGGAACTGGAATCGCGCCACCACTTCCTCGGATGGCCGATCGCGAAGAAAAATGATCCAAGGCTTCGGACTGTCGCGCCATGTCACCACATGGATACGCCGGCGAGGTTGGCGTGCGATCTGCTCGTGGCTCCTGTTGGCAGCCGCTTGCCGGCTGGCGCGCTCCCAGTTCAGCCTCGTCATCGGCCTTGCACCACCATGAAAGGTTTGCTATCTGACATCCACGATCTGCCGCGCGCTACGGTTGATCCAGCGGTCGGGCCGGTTGAGAGTTTGCCCTCTCCCGGCCCGATCCATTTCAGGCTAACTCCCGCAGGCCTCGCCGCGCAAGCCCCATAATGCGGCATAAGTACTGTCTCATATCTTGCCATCCTGTCACAATAATAATGCTTGACACCTCTCCGGCATTGGCTCTATCTTGCCATCGTAAGCCGCGCCTCGGGAGATCAGGGGCTGAGAGTAAGATGACCGACCTAATCGCCGAGTATCAGGCCCTCCGCCACACAGAGGAGAGCCTGTACGATCCCGATAATTTCCCCGGCTCCAAAGCGTGGCTGCGCCACGCCGACGCGCGGCGCGCATGCCGGGAATTTGAGGCAGCGCACCCAGAGGTAATCGCGGCGGTAAAGACCGCGCGGCAAGACCCGGCGTACATGGCCGACCCCTCAAGTCTCTATAATCGCATCCTGCGCGGGGAGGACTAACATCATGACCAACCACCCCAACCGCAGCCGCAAAGCCAAAATGACCGCGCCGCAAACCTACCGTGTTGCCGGCGACTGGATGGAGCGCGGCCAAATCCGCGGTCTGGTGCCGCGCCATATCGACATCGCCATCATTGATGGCCGCGCCTACGACGATGAGGGCTTGGCAATGTTGGGACGCGAGGATGCGCGCCTTGCCATCCTGTCTGATGACGAGATGGAGGGATGGGGCCCTGGCGTTACTTTCTCGCCCGATCCCGGCGAGTTGGACCGCGTGCCTGGTCTGCGCGCCGCGCTTACCAACCTTGGGAGATGACCATGCCAAAGTTCCGAGTGAACCTATACCCGGTCTATCTGACGCAGATCGAGGTTGAGGCGCCGACGCCGCGCGACGCGGAGAACTGGGCGCGCGAGCGGTTCGAGGAGCATGCCTACGGCAACCTCATCTTCGCCGACTCGTTCGAGGAGCCGATCGTTGACCTGCTGGATAACGCAGGCGATTGGCTCCCGGACTATCGTGTCCACCACGACCTCGGCGGCTGGTATATCGTTGAGCCGGGCGAAGAGGAGCCGGAAGACGGCGACAGCCTGGGCTTCGACGGCCGTGAGCATTACGCGACCGAGGCCGACGCCTGGGCAGCTATCACCCAGAGTGCTTCCCTCGCCAGCGTGGAGGCCTAACTATGTTCAAGCTGGAATTCGAGACTGACAATCCGGCGTTCGAGGCACAAGGTGCTTATGAAATCGGGACGGTTTTGACCAATGTAAGGGCAGCAATCGTGCGTAGAATCTATGGGGCCGACGGCAATCT